GCGTACGTCGGTTCGCCAGATGGGGCGAGCTTCGGTGCTCCATCCCGCATACGAGGCCTGACGTCCTCCGTGGTCAAATCCGTGCCCATGCCGGCAAAAATGGCATCGGAGAACTGGGCTGAGTCGTACTGAACATCGGACAGATCAAGCATGACGAGTTCCTAACCGTATGGAAATAGGTGCACAAAAGAGTGCACCACTGGTCGGTGCTGTTAAAAGTAACCCCCTTTGAAACGGTCGTCAAACTTTTCGACGACTCCATACCCACCCCTTCATGCACATAAATTGCTAACCAAATATGTGTATAGGTGGGTCGGCTTAGATAGAAAATTTCGCTGAATAACAATGATTCTTGGTTGTGCCACGATCGGATGTCATTCCGCTGGCGTCCTTTAGCGGCAATCTAAAGCCGCAATGTGACGTTGCACACCGCACTCGCCACCTACCAACGATGATAGTCCTGCCTTTCGGAAAGCAGCGGTCACCGTTGCGTCGCACCAGTCATCTTCGCTTGTCATTCGATAGCCAACCGGTAACGGACTTTGAGAATTGTAGATTGAAAGAATTTCGTTGTGCACAGAACCATATTTTTGGCCACCTAGCCAATTTCTAAATACGTTAAGCACATCTTGAGCACTTGCCATATTGCTAGTTTCCCCCTTGTCAATACTATCCAACGCTCCATTTGCATTGAGCGTGTCATGGATAGTTTTCATTGAATTATAGTAAGAGTTAAATACTCTTTCTGAATTACTGCCATCACCAGCATAATCATATTGAGCTCCACCAAGACGGAATAACCCTCGTGCATAGTCCCATAGAGATTTAGCTCCAGCAGTCTTGTAGAAACCTCCATTACGGAGTAGGTACCCATAGTCTTTGAGGAAGTCCTCAACAGTTGAATAGTGGATATAATATCCCCCCTCAACTGCTGGACGCTTGCGCCCCGGTGTAACTTGGACACCGCTCTTGCGAGTCTTAGGATTGAGGTCATCGTAACCCCAAGTCATACCGCCCCAGTTGTTGTCTTCCCTGGCCGATATAGAATTAGGATGCTGCCCCCACCCGGTCTCATGGCATAGCTGGCAGATAACAAAAGAAGGGACTAGGTCATAATGCCTAGCCACCTTCTGCATTTTTTCAATTAGATCATCCGATAGTGTGTAATTACCGTATTGCAACATACGGCTTCACCCCTTTCTTAGGACTCTTTAGGAGCCTCATAAGTCAACGCTTGTTCACTGTCACCAAGCCCAGCAGTAGTTGGGTCAGGGATAAGGTTAAAGGCATTGACGAAAGTCAATCCAATTAAGTAAGGGTTGCTGAATAGAGACGCGAACAATTTGCCTAATGTCTCAAAAGTTGTTAAGTCCTCAAGCTTGAGGTTTTGATAAGCCAATACAGGCATCAAGATAGCAATCGCAAAGCGCGCCAAGAATGCCACGTTCTTTTTGTTAAATCTTACTTTCCAGTTAATGTTCATGATTATTTTTCCCTCCGTGGTAATTTTTTGTATTCTTCATACAGTGCATCAATGGCCCCATTGCCGCCAGTGGCATGGTAGCCATCTACTAAGTTGACAACCTCTTGAAAGTTGTCATACGTTTCGTACCCATTTTGAATTGCTTTCATCATTTCTTTCCGGATACGATAGCGCGTTAAATTTCTATTAGCCAAACTATTGGCTTGCCCCACATCGTGCAGGTCTTTCTGATTGATTTCCAAGGTGTTCATTCTTTCTAACACCTCAGAGATTTGTTTTGATATGTTCCGGTTCGATTGGACCATATCCCAAATGATTTTGACCACCGCTCCAAACGCGCCAAGCACAGCGGTGAACTCAGTTACACTCATAGATCCACTTCCTTAAAAAGAAAAGAGCGTCTGTTAAATTAGACGCTCTTTTTATTTAGGTGATTATTCTTCACCTTGTTCTAATTCCTCAAGACGTTGCTTGAGTTGTTCAAGTGTCATGAATTCCAAATCGGCTAAGCCAAGAATTTGGAGTTGCTCA